ACACGTTCGCGCAACTGATCGTCCGTCTCGGTATCGACGCCACCCGACATGCTGCCGGACAGCGAGGCGCTTTCGACGCCGACAATTGGCACAACAATTGCGAGCGGCTGGCTGTCTTGAAGATTGCCGACCGTCCCGGCAGTCAACGCGACTGCCTGCGCGGTTGCCCCCTGCGCGCTCAGTACAGCATCAGCAACAGTCTGATATTGCACGCTGTTCGGGGCATTGAGGATTGTACCGCTTGGTGCAACCACGCCGGACAATCCGGTGAACAGCACGTTGCCTCGGGCATATGTCGCCACCTTGCGACCGGTCGAACCATCGGCATTGACCAGCCAGATGTCGCCGTGCCGATCCAGCCATTCCGTCTCTGAGGTGTCCGGCAAAAGCTGCTTCGACAGCCAGTCGATGTAGAGCAGTGTCAAATGCGTCAGCCCCGACATCGCATCCGACATGATGCGCAGCACGGAATTCGGGATCATGGCTTTTGCGCCAAGCTGCGTGATCACGTAGTCCCGCGTCAGCTTGCGAACGTCCTTGAGCGTCGGTGTGGTCCACGGCATCACACTCTCCCGAGTTCTTCCCACAGTTCCGCATAGCGCAACTCGATAGTGTCGGCAGGGCCGCGTCTGATGATGACGCCAACATCGATGCGCTGCGTGTCGATCTGCGCCGCCGCCACATCGATCTGAGCGGCGATACGTTGCTGCGTGAATGGCTTCATTGCCTCGCGCGTGTAACTGAGCGCACGGCCAATGGTCGAGCCTTCGCGCGCCAACGGGCCGATAATTTTGGCACGCGACAAAAGCCACAGCTTGCAGCCGACCGGCCAACCGTTCCAGATTTCCTCTGCATCAATGTCGCCCCACCATCCGCGCCGGTCGCTTGCGTCAGGATCAGGCAGCACGTCGCTGACGCCAGCCAGCGCGTCGGTGCCGAGTGCGACGATCACCGCCGATTGCAGATCGAGGCCGTCCGCGATCAGGTTCTGATCCGTCAACAGCCAGTCCAACTCGACCGCGTAACGAAACGGTTTCTTGTCGGCCAGTTGCAGGTAGCGAACGTCGCTCGACATCTGTCCCTCTAATTGCAATTGTCCGGCGCGACCACGATTGCCGTGCTCGAAAAGCAACCATCCCTGTTCACCCACATCGCATTGTCGCCAAACCGAATGTGCGTGTGATCGTTATCCACGCGGAACGATTTGCTATTGTCGCCAAACTGACCGACCACCTTTGTGCCGTCGATGATGATGCGGAATTGCCCGCCGCTTTCGTACAACTCCCAGCGGTTCGCGCCCTTGTCGTAGGTGCCGACCAGCTTGTCGCCTGTGCGAAACTCGATGCGGTTTGCGGTGCAGCGCACCTCGGTGTTCACCGCGTCGCCTTCGTGCTTGTACTTGTCGTTTTCCGCCGCCTGCTCTGCCGCCAATTGTTCGGCCTCGCGCTGGCGGGCACGAAACTGCTCTTGCGTCATCGGTCCGATCTGCTGCGATGGCTTGCCGACCGCCATTCGCTTCTGCGGCTGCTTCTGCACATGCCGCAGCGACACGAACCGCTCGACCATCTTGCCGGTGCTGTCCTTGCTATCGAGCGACAGGATCGCGGTGAAGGCACGCCGCAGCAGCGTCATCTGGCCGATGTCGTCGTACTGCGCGTTCTCTCCCGGCTTCAATCCCATCGGGCGGTGACGACGATCATCGATGCCGATGCAGACCGGATGATTGCGCTGCCCTCCCATGAACAAGCACAATCCTTCAGCCGCAGGCCCTTTTGACTGCTGCTCGCCGTCACCGCCGACGCCCCCGCTAGTCCCGCTTTGCGTGCCCGCGCCCTGCTCGTCGCGCGGCAGCGGTGCAGATGAAAAGCCGTAGTTCTGCACGCGCTCGACCCGATTGCGGCCCTCCGAATTCATGCCGTCGAAAAACATCTCCTGCATCATCGGATTGTCGTTGTGCTTGTTGAGCGTGAAGCGGACAGCGTGGTGCATCAGCCGACCCGACATCTCCAACAGGCTGTTTCTGTTCATGTTTCCCTCAAGGTGTCGCGTTCGGATCGCGCCGCAGTGCCTCGGCCTGCTGCGCGGCAGTGCGCCGCTGCAAGGCTTCATAGGCCACGGCATCTCGATAGTTGCGCTTGCCGTTCATGTGGATCGGATCGACCATGATCAGGGTCGTGGTCGTTCCAGCATTGCTCTGCTCGTAGATACAGCCAGAGCAACCAAGCACCTGATGCAAGATCAGCATCGGGCTTTCAACGTGATAATACTCGCCAGCGCGCCAGACCTCATCGCTCTTGTTTTCGTCCTTGAACCACCCCTGCACCGTGATCTGCGCTTCGATCTGACTGCCCTCGGTGAACACCTTCTCCATCTGCGCGCGGCGTTTGGTGCCATGCTCGGTGTCGGCGACATCGGTCACGGTGATCATGTAGCGGTTGCGCGTTGACGATCCTTGCTCCTGCGCGACCTGCTTGTTCTGCGGGTCGCCGTTGGCGCTGTCGCTTCCGGTTGATTGCCCGACCGCATAGATTTTTTTGTAGACCATCTGGTCGCGCACGACACAGTTTGCGCGCAGGATGTTGTTGCCTTCGATCAGCAGGCCGTTTGAGTTTGCCTCGTTCTCGCCAATCGCCAGCAGGCCACCGGTCGCATTCGATCCGATCACGATGTTGCGCATCTTGGCGTAGCGTTCCAAGACCTGCATGATCGTCTCACCCGGTTGCACTTGGATGTTTTCGAACGGCGTATTGTCAACCGCGCCTTTCGGGATGATGCGGATGCCGAGATGGTTCGACAAATCTTTTGCCAGTTCGGTCCAGCCCTTGCCGTCATGCCCGCCCAGCTTTTCCAGCGGCACCATGCTTGAGGTCAGGTCGAAGGTGTCGCCTACGCCGATCAGGCGCACGCCATGCGTCTTGGCGTCATAGGCCACGTGCCGCTCGGTGATGTAGCCGAAAATCGCCTGCACACCGCCGACAAAGGCTGCGACCACATCGCCGGGAACGAATTGCAGCGCGTTGACGCTCACCGGCAGCGAGGCTTCCTCGGTGCATTCGAACATGAACTTCGGGAACGCTTCGGTGACGTGCTGCTCGATACGGATCGAGGTCCAGTTGGTGAATAATTCGCCGCGCACGAGCAACGTCGCCACATCCTTCGGCCCGCCGATCCTGTTGATGCTAGGCGTCGCTGGCGTGGTTGTGCCGGGGATGAAACGCGGTGCCATGTCACACCGCCAGCATCTTGCCGGTCATCGGCATGAAGGCCGGATGCACGACATTGTTTTCGCGCTCCAGTTCGGTCGAGCGTGTCGGGTCAGCGTAGACGAACTGCGACATGCGCAGCGACGGCATCACCATCTGGAACTGATAATTGATGACGCGCGGAAGCTGACGGCCACTGTCGGCAAGGTGCTGCGTGACATCGCCATGCAGTCGCAGCAGTGCCATGTAAACATCGGCATTTAGATCATCGGCTGCCGCCATCTCGGTCTGGCTGAACGCATCGTTTAGCGATGTCGCAATCTGATCGACTTCGTCACGCGAGCGGAACGTCATCGCTGCAAGGATGCGTGCTTCAGCCGCCAGCGTCAGTCGCACGATTGCCAGCACAATCCCGGTCGCCTTCAGGGTAAGCGGCGTTTCGGCCAGCGCCGCCTTGCGCACGCGGTCTATCGTGACAAGCGTTGCAGCGCAGCGCCGCGCCAGATCAAGCGCCATGCCGAACACGGTGGTGAATGTCGGCAGGTTCACCATGTTGTAGTCCACGTTCATCATGCCGACGATGCGGCGCAGCGCGGCGTGCGCGACGGTGCCCTGCTCAAGCGCCGCCGACATCACGACCGGCGTGATGCGCTTGACAATCGCCAGCACCTCGTCGTTCTCGGTCATTGCGATGGCATCCCTGAAACCCACGTGTCGTTGTACGGCGCAACTTCCTCGTCGGTCGTTGCCGTCTTTTCTCCGGTCACGGCGCGCTCGGCGTTCTGCGCCGACTGATCGATCTGTGCTGGTGTGAATGCCACCTCGCGGTAGGCCGGATCGCCGTACTCGATGAACTGCATCTCGACCATGCAGATGCCGCCGCGCTCACGGCTTTCGGTGACTGCGTAGGAGTTCACCATCACCTCGATGTCCTCCATCCGGTACATCAGCGGGAGCCAGAGCGTGCCGGGACCGTTCTGCTCCAGCGCATCAACCAGCCGGTCCTTTGCGGTCAAGTAATACGGGCCGATGCAATAGCCCTGCACCGCGAACTTGATTGCGGCGCGGCCCATATCCTCGGCGTAAGGCACGTTGCGCTTCGGGTACTCGTGCAGTGCCACGCGCCTGCCGCCTGCGCGCGAGTTCGTCTCCACAAAAAACTCTGCGCTGCGAAATTTCGCATGACCGAATTGCGCGTTCGGTTCGCGGTCATAAAGGTCACGCCACGGATTGTGCAGGTCTTTGATTTTCACGACCTAACCTCCCGGCCTTGCGAGGACCGATGGATTTTCGGTCGGCTGCATCTGCTTGTAGTTTGTGATCTTCGTTTCCGAAAACATGCCGTCGCTTCGCGCGTCGGTCTTTGTCCCCGGTGGTGCAGTCACGTTGACGTTGACGGTGCCGTTGGCGGTCAGGTTCGGGCTGTTCGCTGCATCGATGCGGCGATAGCTGAACGGCTGATCGGTCGGGAAGGTTTTCGAGGTGTAGCCCATCTGCGCTGCGGCTGATGACGTTATGTCGATGCCGCGCCCGGTGCGCGCAGCCGGACCGACATCGGTCTGTGGCAGCATGATCTTGCGACCGTCCGGCGTCGTGACTTCGAACATCTGTCCCAATGTCGAGCGGTCGGGCAGCGCAATGCCGGGGACTTCGTTCGACACGCCGGATGCGGTCTTGCGGCCACGCGGCTCGGACGGATCGCGGAAGCCATGCGTTGAGCCAAACACCGACCCCTTCACGGTCTTGCCGCCATCGGAGCCTTGCCCCTGCGTGGCAATTGCCGTCGCAGTATCAGGGTCAACACCGTTGCGCATGAGTGCCTGCCGTGCCGCTTCGACGTTCTTGATACCGAAGTGTCCGGTGTCTGGCCTGCGCCAGTTTGCTCCGGAGACAAGCCCCCACTTTTCCGCCAGTGCATTTTCTGTGCCGACCGGCAATGTCGCGCCACCCTTGCCGCGAACACCATAACCAACCTGATTGATGTCGATGGCTGCGCCGATTGGATGCCCGCTCGGATTGTGCGGACGATGCCCAAGCGTGCCGCTCTCGGGACCGATCACGCCGCCAGCTTTTTCGTAGTCGTTGATGAAGCCCTGAAAGTTCGCGGCGAACCGGCTATCGACCTGAAACTTGCGCCCGCCCGAGGTGGTGACCGTAGTCATGCCGCCACGCTGGATTGGCGTGCCCGCTGGCGCGGTTATGCCAGCGGAGCCGCCCCGGCTCTCCATCGGACGCGCCGTACCGCCTGCACCCGCTTTGGCAAGGTCGGACACGCTCGGGCCTGCGCCGCCCATCGGTGGTGCCGCCGCTGGCCCTGCCGGTGCCGTCCCAGCGGCGGTGCCCCCGCTCCAGCCGCCACTGATGCCGCCAAAGGAAACCTGCTGCGCGCCACCACCTGCCATGCCGCCGCCTGCCGGTGCGCCACCGCCGCTGACGTAGCCCTGAAAATCGACCAGCGCGGCGAACACGCCGTCCTTGACCATGCGTGAGCCTTCGCTCAAATCAGCACCGCTGCCGTCGCCAAAGCCTTCACGGAATGCAACCGGACTGAAGCCGCCGCCAAACGTGCCGCCCCCCGGTGGCAGCGCCGGTATCCGATCCTTCGGCACCTGTT